GGCGGCGGCGGTTAACATTTCAGATGTGGCTACAGCTACAACAACATTGATTAATTGGGGGCTGTCTAGCATTATTGCTTCCGGTTATGCGGGAACAAATGGTTCTACAGGCCCGACCGGCCCAACCGGCGGCACAGGCCCGACTGGCCCATTAGGACCAACAGGCCCACAAGGACCAACAGGCCCACAAGGACCAACAGGGCCAACAGGCGGCACAGGACCAACTGGAAATCAAGGTGCGTCAGCAAGAATTTGCTACACAAAGACAACTTTGACTTCTTTGGCATCTACGCCATCAACAATTACGACTGCCGGTAGCTCATCATTTCCGCCAAATGATTCTTGGGGCGCGGGTACGGTTTGGCAAGATACCCCTCCATCTATTACTGCGGGTGAATCTGTTTATCAATCAGATGGTATTTACAACCCCGCAACTGGCAACACGGTTTGGAATGTTCCGTATTTGTCTGCTTTAAAAGTTGGAAGTTTGTCAGCTATCACGACCAACACAGGAAATTTAACTGTATCAGGAACTATCCAATCAGGAAGCGCGGCTATTAGCGGGTCAACCATGACCGGTTCAGGCGGTGTTTTATATTCCGGTGGAAATTTTGCGTTTGGTAATAGTGCAACAAACATTTCGTTTAATGGGTCAACAATGACGCTGAACGGTGATGTTGTTACGACAGGCAACATTGCGCTAAATGCGGTTTCAAATTTAACTTCTGTTACAACTCCCGCTGATTTGGTTTTTACAAGCGGCACAGATTGGGACATCCAAACTTTGGCCATTACAAGCACCGGATACCCTATTACTGTTGACGCTTCTTTCATGCCTTTAAACCGAAATGGTGGTTATGTAATCGCGGTTTATCGCAATACTGGCGGCATTGAAACTTTGGTGTATGGTGGTTATTGGTACGATGTGGCAACTCGTATTGACCTTCGCGCCGGTTCAGGATTTGCAAACTACAGTTTGATGTACACATTCTTTTTTGTTGATGAACCTCCGGCGGGAACTCATACTTATATTTTGAGGGCATCGTCTGACACGGGCGGCGATTTCACAAGTAATCACGGTGCGCGATATAGGTCATTGGCACTAACAGAGGTAAAACGATGATTTACACAGTTTATATTGAGGCAACGGGGCAAATTGTTGGCGTTTTCCAAACAAACGATATTTCTATTCAATTAAAAACTGGCCAAGCATATTTAGAAGGTGTTTACAACGATGGCCTGTATTACATTGAAAATGGTGTCGCGGTTGCAATGCCAACCAAGCCAAATGGATTTGTCGTTTTTGATTACGAAACAAAATCATGGATTCCTGATACTGGCCAAGCAAGCGCCTATGTTCTTAATCTGCGGCTAGATTTGCTGTCCACAAGCGATTGGACACAAATACCCAACAACCCATTGACTTCTGCAAAACAAGCTGAATGGGCCGCTTATAGACAGGAATTACGGGACATTCCTGAACAAAGTGGTTATCCATTAAATGTGGTTTGGCCGGTTGCGCCGACCTAAAATAGACAGTACAATTTCACAAACACAAGATAGCATCCGTATCCCTGCGAGTGCGCGGGGAAGCGTCACAACCTGAGTGCAGGGAATCAGAAATGGCTATTTTTAACAAAAACACGCTACTACAAGTCAGCGGGTTTGACAATGAAATTATTGCCGGTGAGTTAGTTTGGCAACAAAAAACTTACTGGAATCTAACAATGACGGCGGCAGACGGTGTCACGCCAATTGATCTTACAGGCGCATCTATTGACGCGCAAATTGTTCGCAGAGCCGTTACCAACATCCAAGATACCCGCAACGGGTTGTCTTTTGACATTGCGAATTATTCGCCGACCCCAACGCCTGTGGTTTTGAGTATTACTAATCGTAATGACCCAACTGGTTTTTTCACCCTTGTTATCAATGATTACACTTGGGATTTAATTAATTCTGACCCTGAGTTAGATATTAATGCTGTTGATTGCGTGGGTTTTTCAGGCCGAATCAAGATTGGCTTCCCTGCAAATTTGACAAACCCGCAAGATGATTCAATCATTTTCCTTTTGTTCTTGGTTCGCTCAGATGGAATTGTGGTGGTCTAAATGGCACAAATAAGCGTAGCAGTCCAAAACTCAAACAACATTGTTGCAAGCGTAGTACCAACGCCAAACAATGTTATTCAACTTAATCGCGGAATCGTTGGTCCGGTTGGGCCATCGGGCGAATCAAACATTGGTGGTTATCCAATTCAAATTACAGGCGCACAGAACTATGATGCGCTTATGTGGCTTGATGGAGAATGGATCAATGTCCCTCAAACCGAAATCACCGATGGTGGAAATTTTTAAGGAATTATCATGAGCAATACAATTCGTATTAAGCGCCGTCCTAATGGTGGCGGTACTGGTGGACCAACTACTATGGCCAACGCCGAGTTGGCGTTTAATGAACAAACCAATGTCCTGTATTACGGTACAGGCACAGGCGGCGCGGGTGGTTCTGCAACTTCCATTATTCCTATTGCCGGTAATGGCGCTTTTGTTGACACATCAACCAATCAAACTATTGGCGGCACAAAAACTTTCAGCAGTCCAATTGCGGGTGCGATAACTGGCAACGCCGGAACTGCAACGGCTCTTGCAACCGGTAGAACAATTTCAATTACTGGTGACTTGGCATATACAAGTCCATCTTTTGACGGCACAGGCAATGTGACTGCGGTTGGTACTTTGGCCACAGTCAACCCCAATGTTGGTACATTCCTAAAAACCACAGTCAATGCTAAAGGTCTTACGACTGCGGGAGCAACTGCCAATATTAATGATTTGACTGTACCTACTGCCAATTATGCGTTTGGTGGTTTTGGTATCACCAACTTGGCCGAGCCAGTAAATGCTCAAGATGCCGCAACCAAAAACTATGTTGACAATGTAGCGCAAGGTCTTGATGTAAAAGCGTCTTGTATTGTTGGTACAACTGCAAACATTTCTTTGTCCGGCTTGTTGACCATTGATGGTTACACAGTCGTGGCGGGCGACCGCATTTTGGTTAAAAATCAAACTAACACCGCTGAAAACGGCATTTATGTCGCGGCGGCTTCTGCATGGTCGCGTAGTGCAGACGCTAATACTTGGAACGAACTAATTTCTGCGTTTGTGTTTGTTGAACAAGGAACTACTCTTTCTGATACCGGTTGGGTTTGTTTGGCCAATGCCGGTGGAACTTTGGGCGTTACGGCTGTTGTTTGGTCACAATTCTCCGGCGCGGGAACATACAATGCCGGTACTGGTTTGACATTGACAGGCTCAACATTCAGCATCACAAATACTGCGGTGACTGCGGGTTCTTACGGTGTTGCCGGTGGTACATCATTTGCATCGTTTAGCGTAAACGCGCAAGGTCAATTGACTGCCGCAAGCACCGTTGAAATCAATGTGGACGGCGGTACATACTAAACACAATCACCCTGCTATATAGCAACGAAAGGGAAGCCACATGGCTAATAAAATTCAAGTCAAAAGATCAGCCGTAGCTGCGAAAGTCCCGACAGTAGCTGATCTTGATTTAGGTGAACTGGCCATCAACACAAACGATGGTAAGTTATTCCTAAAGAAAAATAACGGCACAGCATCAATTGTTGAAATTGGTCAAATTGGCCCGACCGGCCCGACAGGGCCTACCGGTCCAACAGGCGCACAAGGTCCAATTGGAAATACCGGTCCTACAGGTCCAACTGGTCCTGTTGGTCCAACCGGTGCGGGCGGTGCTTTGGGTTATTGGGGTTCTTTTTGGGATACAACAGACCAAACTGCCGCCGCAATCAATACTGCTTACGCCGTTACTTTAAATAGCGCAGATACTTCAAACAATGGCGTTACGGTTACATCGGGTAGCCGTATAACTTTTGGTTATGCGGGCGTTTATAGCCTTACATTTTCAATTCAATTTACAAATATAAGCAACACTCTTGGTTCAACACAAGTTTGGCTAAAGAAAAACGGCACAAATTTATCTAACACTAATTCTCATTTTGATGTAGCTGATAAAGCAGGTAGTGCTTTTTCATCGGAAGTTTTTACTGTAAATTTTGTTTTAAGTTTGGCGGCTAATGATTACATTCAAGTATTTTGGCAAACAGGAAACACTAGCGTTTCAATAGAAACAATACCGGCAAGCGGAAATTACCCGTTAACACCATCTATCATTTTTACTGCTAGTCAAGTTTTGTACACCCAACTTGGCCCAACAGGGGCAACGGGTGCGACCGGTGCAACTGGACCAACTGGCCCAACAGGGACGGCGGCAACAATTAGCGTAGGCTCAACTTCTACAAGCCCTGCCGGTGGTGCGGCCAATGTCACAAACTCAGGAACATCGTCTGCGGCGGTATTGAATTTCACAATTCCTACTGGACCTACAGGCCCAACCGGTCCAACCGGCCCGACCGGACCTCAAGGCCCTATCGGTTTGACCGGCCCGACCGGCCCAACAGGGCCTACGGGTTCTGCGGCTACTGTTTCTGTAGGAACTACAACTACAGGACCGGCGGCTGTCACCAACTCAGGTACAAGCTCTGCGGCGGTGTTTAACTTTACTGTCCCGCAAGGCCCAACCGGCCCAACTGGCCCAACAGGGCCGCAAGGCATCCAAGGAAATACAGGCCCAACAGGACCACTTGGCCCGACAGGACCAACCGGTCCAACGGGTGCAACTGGTTTAGGTTTTGCCGGTTTGACATCAACATCATCGGTTGCGATTGGTACAGGCTCAAAAGCATTTACGACCAATTTGGCATCTACCGCAACAGCATTTGTCGTTGGTCAATTTGTCCGTGTGTTCAATACCGCGACACCGGCCAATTACATGGATGGAACAATTACTGCGTTTACCGGAACATCATTGACAGTCAATGTAACCAACATTGGTGGTTCAGGCACATTTGCCGCTTGGACTGTCACCGATGCGGGTGTCATGGGTGCAACCGGACCTACAGGCCCTACAGGCCCGACAGGACCTACTGGACCACAAGGCATTCAGGGTATCCAAGGAAACACAGGGCCGACCGGCCCAACCGGCCCGACTGGACCTACTGGAAGTGCCGCGACCGTCACGGTTGGAACTACTACAACTGGCCCTGCCGCAGTCACGAATTCAGGCACTACTTCTGCCGCCGTTTTTAACTTCACAGTACCGCAAGGCCCAACCGGTCCAACCGGCCCGACTGGACCTCAAGGCATACAAGGCAACACCGGCCCAACAGGACCGCTTGGACCTACCGGCCCTACTGGCCCAACTGGTTCAGCGGCGACAATTGCTGTTGGTCCAACTACAACTGGAGCGGCAGGTACAAACGCATCAGTTACAAATAGCGGAACTACATCTGCGGCTGTTTTTAACTTTACAATTCCTAGAGGTAATACAGGCGCAACCGGTCCAAACGGTCCTACCGGACCGCAAGGTCCAACGGGTTTGACTGGCCCGACAGGACCAACCGGACCATTAGGCCCTGCCGGACCAACTGGACCTACGGGCGCTATCGGCCCAACAGGCGCAACCGGACCAACCGGTCCTGTTGGACCTCCAGGTCCTGCGAGTTATGACGCTAGTACATTGAACGGTATTAGTGCGGTGAACTTGTTTAACAACATGGGGCAAGGCCATAGCGCAAGAACATCATTTGATGCATCAACGCCTTCCTATGGATTTGGTAATAGATTTGTTCAAGGTTCAACTAATGGTCCTAATACTGGCGGGTCGCAATACTATTCTTGGTATCTTGGTTTAGGTTCAGAATACCCTGCTACTGGAGGCGGTTCATACGGCGCAATGTTTGCGGTTGATAGAAACACTACCAATCCAAAATTAAGTGTTCGTTATAACGAAGGCGGCTCATTTACACCTTGGTATCAAGTTTTGGGCGCTGTTGGGCCAACCGGTCCTACTGGTCCTACTGGTCCAACCGGTCCACAAGGCCCGCAAGGCATTCAAGGAAACACAGGCCCTGCCGGACCAACTGGACCTACTGGCCCAACTGGAGGCGTAGGACCGGTTGGACCTACTGGCCCGCAAGGACCGCAAGGTATTCAAGGCAATACTGGCCCGACAGGCCCGACAGGCCCTGCGGCAAGTTGGTTGACTGCGGCCTCATTGGCCGGTAACGGTTATCAACGATTTGCAAACGGATACACAATTCAATGGGGTGTAAATACAATTTCCGCAAACACACGGACAACTTATTCATACCCAACATCATTTTCAACAGCTTATTCAATTGCTTCCGGTAGCGATTGGGGGCCGACTGGTGCAGGCGGTTGGGCTGTTGCCGGATGCACATTAAATGGCGCAAGTACATTTATTGGATGGAATGCGGGCGATAACGCTAATAATGTTTATTACATTGCAACCGGCGTAATTTAAGGAATAAAAATGCTTTACTTTGCGGCTTCTACAAACGGTTTTTATAATTCTGAAATTCATTCGGTGATACCGGATGATGCGGTTGAAATAACTGAACAAAAACATACTGAATTAATTGAGGAACAAGCTCAAGGCAATCCAGTTTCATTTGATTCAAACGGCAATCCCATCAATGTTGCGCCCACACCAATAGCGCAAACTTATGCTGACCTTAGACGCAAAGCATATCCACCTATTGAGGATTACATTGATGGCGTTGTCAAAGGTGACAATGCACAAATTCAACAGTATATTAATGACTGTCTCGCCGTCAAAGCAAGATACCCAAAACCCTAAACTACATTAAAGGATAAAACATGAGTCATTTGCCAATTTGGTATATCGGGAAAATTGAGCCTGAAGTTTGCGAACAAGTTATCAAAGAACTTCAAGGTCCTGATTTGCGTGAAGCCGCAATGGGTGTTGATGGTGTTGACATTAACAAATTAACGCGAAATACATCTGTCACTTTTGCTGAAGAAAATTATTGGTTATCTGAAAGATTTTCTACATTCGCAGCTGAAGCGAATCATCAATGCGGATGGGATTTTATTGTCACGGGAAAGGAAAATGTACAGTTTGCTGAGTATGGTGTTGACCAACATTACGCATGGCATACAGATACTTTTCCATTGTCAGGCAAACCTACTGACCGCAAAGTGTCTGTAGTTTGTTTGTTGAATGATGAGTTTGAAGGTGGTGAGTTTGATCTTCGTTTGTACAACGATTATCCAGTACCACTAGAAAAAGGAACAATGATTGCTTTTCCATCAATGTTGGAACACCGAGTTAGACCGGTCACATCGGGGAAAAGATATTCTGCAACCATGTGGTTCTATGGGCCACGATTTAGGTAAGTTATGGCAACAATAAATGAAACGGAAGCGCGGCTAAATTCCCATGAAGAAATCTGCGCTTTTCGTTATGAACAAATTAACGCAAGATTAAAACGCCTTGAGCAAGTTTTGATTAAAGCCACGGGCGCATTGCTTGTCATGATGGCCGGTGTTTTGTTGACATTTTTGTCAAAATGAATGCGGTGGTTTTTTGCATTGCTCATTGGTTTAATGGCTTGGGCAAATGCAAAACCGCCGTGCATAGTATCGGATTTTTACGGGATTAGTTGGCTACACAATCCATCAGAACGGCATTTGCGTTTGTCTGAATGGCTAACAACTAACGGGGATAATTGCACGACAGAACAATTAGTGGGCATTTGGAACAACCTCGCAATGTGGGCGGGGGTTGCGGATAGCGCCGAGATAAGACAGAAGGTTTTGTTTTATTACTCAAGGGCGGCTGAAAGGGAAAAGAAATGATTACCTTAGACAGATGGTATCCGTTAGTGCAACCTACTCACACGGCGGCACAATTAGCTTTTGATAAAGCTGTTGAAAAGGTGCAAGAAGAATATCGCTATGCAATTGAAGCCAACAAGCTAGAATTTAAAACTAGGGAGTTGGAACTTGAACTGTATGACAAAAGGGCAAGACAAAACACCATAGAACTTGGCTCGTTTGAAAACCGTAGGCGTTTTCAGATTTTTGTGTGAGGATTCAACATGACGAAAAAACCATCGCAACATGTCCCTGATACTAAAGAAAAACTGACGCTTTATGTCACCTTAATGGTCAGCACGACTTTATGCGTTTCTGTGTTAGCAATGGTGTTTGCTTTCATGCTCGGTTTGTGGGCAAAAGAAGTTGACAACGCAGAAATATTCAAAATGATTAGCCCTGCGTTCAGCACTTTAATTGGCGGCATGATTGGCTTTTTGTCAGGAATTAAACTTATGCAAAATGAAGATAAAAAGGATAAATCATGATTGGTCTTGACGCGCTTTTGAATGTTGGTGGCAAGCTCATTGACAAACTTATTCCTGACCCTGAGGCCAAAGCCAAAGCTCAATTTGAGCTGACAAAAATGGCGCAAGATGGCGAACTTGCCAAGATGGCCAATGAAACAAAGCTGTTTGAAACCGAACAAAACAACCTCACAGCGCGTTTACAGGCAGACATGGGTAGTGACTCATGGTTATCTAAAAATATTCGCCCGATGACCCTTATATTCCTTTTGGTAGCGTATTCAGGATTTGCTATTGCTTCCATTTTTGAATACGAAACTCGCGGCGCGTATGTCGAGCTTCTTGGCCAATGGGGTATGTTGGTTATGTCGTTTTATTTCGGCGGCAGAACAATGGAAAAAATTGCAGACAGGGTTAAAAAATGAATTTAACAGAACATTTCACGCTAGAAGAACTCACCCACACCGATCACAGAACCTTGGACAACACTCCAAATGAAACTGAACTTGCAAACATTCAAAGATTGGCTGAATTTCTTGAAGCAGTCAAAACCGTTCTTGGCGGTAAGCCGATTATGGTTAACTCTGCGTTCCGGTCAAAAGCCGTGAATGATGCGGTTGGTAGCAAAGACTCGTCACAGCATCGTGTGGGTTGCGCGGCAGACATTCGTGTCCCTAGCATGACCCCTGACCAAGTCGTGCGAGCCATCATTGCATCTGACTTAGGCTATGACCAAGTAATTCGTGAGTTTGATCGGTGGACGCATATCAGCATTCCAAATGCGGCGGGTACTGCGCCGCGCAAACAGGCTTTGATTATTGACAAACAAGGTACTAGATTGTTTGCCTAATTAGGCGGGGTACTCGCTTCACTGCTTTGGTACTTTAGTAGATTTCCCTTAACAGCATCCGCTTTCCCCCTAAATCAATTAAAACGGCACATCATCATCTGCGGGTAAGCCTTGGTATTGAGGGCGGCCTTCTTCCTTGGGTTTTGGGTCATTGATGTAGGCCCATCCATCCCAACCGCCTTTGACAAGCGGCAGAACATCAATTTTCAACATGTCGCCATTTTTGGTGTCAATGATTGACCCAATTTTTTGATAACGGTTTTTTTGTTGGCCATCTTTGTTGACATAAGTTCCGGCGATGACGCTGATTTCTTTAACGATTCTTGACATATTTATTCCATTCTAAAACTGTGTTGATCTGTAATAAGTCTAACGACTTGTTCGTAATACTCACGGGCGGCTTCCACCTTCCGCATTATCTTTTCTTCTAGTGCTTTGTCCCTTTTGTAATGCA